TCACCGACTTCACCACCCTTTACGAACAGGAGGTCCAAAATGGGACATATGCGACTGAATGATGTTGTCGCCGAAATCGTCGGCGAAGTGATCGCGGGACGCGCGATCAACAAGCGACAGGCTGCGGTCAACCGCTGGGACGATATCGATGCAGATGGCCAGTATCTCGCCGGGATTGATGGCGTTGTCGCCCGCATCGACACTCGTGCCCGCAGGTTGAAGCTCAAGGCCGAGCAATCCTCGGCGCCAGAGCAGGCAGCTTTGCCGTTCCTGCTGCCAGCCGCGGTCGCCATGGACCTTGAGGGCACCACGTTGGTCGCCACGCGTCAGTTGTCGCGGGAAGGTTTCGAGCGGGCCATCGAAATCCGTCGGCTGCAGATCACCAACGATCAACATGCCCTTCGTGAATGGCGCAACGCGCTGCGCCAGGCTGATCAGTTCTGGGAGGCAAACCCGGACTGGAGCTTCGGTGACTGTCTTGATGCCATTCTGGCAAAGGGCGGCCCCGCACTCGGTGGGGAGGCAGTGCAATGAAAACGCTACTTCCCAAGCCCAACACTCCGGCTGCCGATCTCGCTCTGCTCGAAGAAAAGCGCCGCGCCATGCGACTTCAGGCCCTCGCATATCTCGAGGAAGCCGACCAACTCGATGCGCTCTATGCGGCGGTAACTGGCAACGACCCTGCGACCGCTGCGCAGCAGGAGGTGTCGTCATGACCGGCGCGCTCCCCATCATCACCGCCGATCAGCGTCTGGCAGAGCAGCGTGGCATCAAGGGCGTCATCTTCGGCCGCTCCGGTATCGGCAAGACCAGCCTGCTCTGGACGCTGAACGCCTCCACCACGCTGTTCTTCGACCTCGAAGCGGGTGATCTGGCCATCGAGGGGCTGGCGATCGACGCCATCCGGCCTCGCACCTGGACGGAATGCCGGGATTTCGCGGTGTTCATCGGTGGGCCGAACCCGGCGCTGCGTGATGATCAGTCCTACAGCCCTGCCCATTATGCGGCCGTCTGCCAGAAGTTCGGCGATCCTGGCGCGCTTGCCAAATACGACACGGTGTTCATTGACTCGATCACAGTGGCGGGGCGGCTTTGTTTCCAATGGTGTAAGGGCCAGCCGGAGGCGCATTCGGAAAAAACTGGCAAGCCCGATGTGCGCGGAGCTTACGGTTTGCACGGCCGCGAAATGATCGCCTGGCTCACGCATCTGCAGCACACGCGCGGCAAGAATGTCTGGTTCGTTGGTATCCTCGACGAGAAGCTCGATGACTTCAATCGCAAGGTCTTCGTGCCGCAGATCGATGGGTCCAAGACCGGGCTCGAGCTGCCGGGCATCGTTGATCAGGTCATCACCATGGCCCAGATCAAGGGCGATGATGGCCCGCTTCAACGCGGCTTCGTCTGCCAGACCCTGAACCCTTGGAATTTCCCTGCCAAGGATCGCTCCGGTCGCCTTGGGCTTCTTGAGACCCCGCATTTGGGCCGGCTCATGGAGAAGATCCGCGGCCCTGTCGTGCCCGCCGCACGGCGCCTGACCTACCAGCCGCCCCAGTTGCCCGCGCCCTCCCCGGCGCAGGCCAACCCCACCGATACCCCATCAAACTGAAAGGAGCCCAGCCATGTCTGGACATTGGAACGACTTTAACGACGCGCAGTCAAACATCAACCTGATCCCCAAGGGCACACTGGTAAAGGTACGCCTGACCATCCGCCCCGGTGGGTTTGACGATCCGGCCCAAGGCTGGACCGGCGGCTATGCCAAGCGCGGCGCTACAGGGGCCGTCTATCTTGATGCCGAATACACGGTGCTTGAGGGGGCTTACGCCAAGCGCAAGATCTGGTCGATGATCGGGCTTTACAGCCCCAATGGCCCAAACTGGACCAATATGGGGCGCGGCCTGATCCGGGGCATTCTCAACTCATCTCGTGGGATTTCCGACAAGGACAACTCGCCTGAGGCTCAGGCGCGTCGCCGCATTGTCGGTTTCCATGAGCTTGATGGGGTGGAGTTTGCCGCCCGCATCGATGTCGGCACTGACACCAATGGTGAGGAAAAGAACGAGATCAAGAGCGCACTGGCGCCGAACCATCGCGATTATGCGTCCGTTATGGGGCTCGGGGCATCCACTGCGTCCAGCGCGCCCGCTGCGCCGTATCATGCCCCGCCCAGCTCGCCGTCGTACGACGCGCCAATGGGGCAGGGCTATACCGCAGTTCCCCCGCAAGTCCCGCAACAGCCAGCCCAAGCTCCGTCGCAGCCGCCTGCCAGCCCTGGGTTCACCGGACGGCCGAGCTGGGCCGAGTGAGGGGGGTGAGCCATGCGACTGCGTCCCCGCCAGAAACTCTTCGTCGAGCGCAGCCTGGCTGCGCTCGCCACCCGCGGCAATACGCTGGGAATTTCGCCGACCGGATCTGGAAAAACGGTAATGCTGTCCGCGGTCACCGGCGCGAGTCTCGGCACCACTGACGCCAAGGCCTGTGTGCTGGCCCATCGCGACGAGCTCACCGCGCAGAACCGTGAGAAGTTTGGTCGGGTCAATCCGGGCCTGACCACCTCGGTGGTGGATGCCACGGCCAAGTCCTGGGGCGGGCAGGTGACCTTTGCCATGGTGCCGACGCTCACCCGCGAGCGTAACCTCGCCGCCATCCCAAAACTGGACCTGCTGGTCATCGACGAGGCCCATCATGCGGTCGCTGACAGCTACCGGCGCATCATCGACCATGTACGCGATGCCAATCCGGATGCGCGTATCTTCGGCGTCACGGCCACGCCCAACCGCGGCGACAAAAAAGGCCTGCGCGCGGTCTTTGACAATGTCGCCGATCAGGTCCGTTTGGGCGAGCTGATTGCCTCTGGCCACCTTGTGCCACCGCGCACCTTCGTCATCGACGTGGGCGTGCAGGAAAAGCTGCGGGCCGTGCGCAAGACCGTGTCGGATTTCGACATGGGCGAAGTGGCCGAGATCATGGACCGCGCGCCAATCACCGAGGAGGTGATCCGCCATTGGCAGGAAAAGGCCGCAGGCCGCCCCACGGTCGTTTTCTGCTCCACTGTCGCTCATGCGGCGCATGTGGCTGAGGCCTTCAACGCAGCCAGCATCCCCACGGGCCTGATCCATGGCGATCTGCCCGGCGAGGACCGGCGCAACATCCTTGCAGCCTTCGCCCGCGGCGAAATCCGTGTGATCACTAACGTGGCCGTGCTCACCGAGGGCTGGGACCACCCGCCCACCTCCTGCGTCGTGCTGCTGCGCCCCAGTTCCTACAAATCGACCATGATCCAGATGGTGGGCCGGGGCTTGCGCACCGTCGATCCGGCCGAGTTTCCGGGCGTGGTCAAGACCGACTGTATCGTGCTGGATTTCGGGACCTCGAGCCTGACCCATGGCACGCTGGAGCAGGATGTCGATCTCGACGGCAAGACAGCGTCGGGCGAGGCCCCTCTGAAGACCTGCCCGGATTGCGCGGCTGATATCCCGCTCGGCTGCCGCGAATGCCCGATCTGCGGCGCGCTTTTGGTCGACGAGGATGACGCAGAGAGCTGCGAGGGCGCGCTTGGTGGGGCATTGTCTGGCTTCGTGATGACGGAAATCGATCTGCTGAAGCGTTCAAGCTTCTCCTGGGTCGATCTCTTCGGCTCCGACGATGCGCTGATGGCCACGGGCTTCACAGCCTGGGGTGGCGTCTTTTGGTATCACGGCCAGTGGTACGCGGTTGGCGGCCGCAAAGGGGCACAAACCCGACTTCTGGGTATTAGCGAGCGGTCTGTGTGCCTGGCACAGGCGGACGACTGGCTCAATGAGCATGAAACCGACGAGAGCGCCTTCAAGACCCGCGGCTGGCTGAGCCAGCCCGCCACCGAAAAGCAGCTGCAATACCTCTCGGCTGCCGCGCGCAGCGACTATGGCCTGACCCGCTACAAGGCCTCGGCGCTGATGACCTTCACTTTCAACAAGCGCGAAATCCGCAGCTTGATCATGGCGGCGGCGCCCGCCGCGCGGGAGGCCGCATGAGCCATGTCGCGCAAATGCAATCCCCGCCCGCAGAGGCTGCGGATCGCCCGGGCTTTGATCGCCTCTGGCATCCGCGGTTTTACCCCTGCGCCGTCTGCCTACGTCCCGCGCAAGGTTTTGGCTGGTTCGATCCGAACAAGTCCCGAGGCCAACGCACATACCGCTGGTTCTGCACGATGCTCTGCCAGTCGGCCTTCATCCGAAAAGCCAAGAAAGAACTGACCATGATCGGTATGACCGAGGAAGAAAGGCTCGCCATCGCGCTCGTCATGAAGCGTCTGGGCCAAACCATGGATGAGATTGGCTGGCAAAAACGCCTCTGCGATCTCTCTGAGACCGACGTGACCGCGCTGATCGAGGGGATTCTCGAGGGCTACAGCGCCGAGATGTCGCGCATTGCCAAAGCGCAGGGAGGGCCCTGCTGATGTTGGATTACAACCACACAGAAAGCTTCGCTGACCGCGTGAACGCGACAATCGACGCAACCATCACCGCCGAGAATGCCAGCCGCGCGCCCCGTGACTATCTGGGGGGCTCGCGCCTCGGGCATGCCTGCGAGCGGGCCCTGCAGTTTGAATTCACCCATGCGCCCAAGGATGCGGGCCAGGAGTTCTCGGGCCAGCTGCTGCGCATCTTCGCCATCGGCCATGTGCTGGAGGATTTAGCGGTCGCCTGGCTCAGACAGGCAGGCTTTGACCTCTACACCCGCAAGGGCAACCGACCCGACGGCGGCCAGTTTGGCTTCTCTGTCGCGGTCGGGCGCATTCGCGGTCATGTCGACGGCATCATAGCCGCCGGGCCGGAAGGCTTCGGGCTGGCCGTTCCCGCGCTGTGGGAATGCAAGACCATGAACGCCAAGAACTGGCGCGCCTGCGTCAAGGATGGCGTGACCAAATCCAAGCCCGTCTACGCCGCCCAGATCGCCGTCTATCAGGCCTATATGGAGGCGCAGGTGCCGGGGATTTCCGCCAACCCGGCACTTTTCACGGCGATCAACAAGGACACGGCCGAGCTCTACCACGAGCAGGTCCCCTTCGATGCCGCGTTGGCACAGCGCATGTCCGATCGCGGTGTGCGCATTCTGCGCGCCACAGATGCCGGAGAACTCCTGCCCCGCGTCGCCGCCAATCGCGACTTCTTTGAGTGCCGCTTCTGCCCCTGGGCTGAGCGCTGTTGGGGACTGCCGACATGACCGATGCCCCAAAAGACCCGCCTGTACCGACCAAGATCCCCGAGACACCCGACACGCCCAAGGAGGCCGCCATGACCGATGATCACGATGACCGGCCCCAAACCCCTGAACCGCCAAAGGAGAACCTGATCCATTTCAACCCATGGCGGGATTTCAACGACGCCGCCCCCATGGCCGATGTCTTCGGCGATGAGCCAGACCCCGAGCAGATCGCGCAGTTCATGGAGGTGGTCTTTGGCTATTGCGACGGGCTGATCCCGGTTCGCAGCTTCATCGACAAGGGCCAGGGCATCGATGGGCGCCCCCACAACATCTGGATCGAGGCCACCGAAAATACCACCGACAAGATGGCGACCTTCGCCAATTGGGCCGCCCGCGAAGGGGCTGCGGTCTATGTGATCCCCGGCACTGTTGCCACGAGTGGCCAGGCCAAGGCGGCCGACATCCTGCAAATGCAGACGGTGGTCGTGGATATCGACACCGGTGATATCGCTGCCAAGCGCGCCCATCTCGAGCGTCACCTTGGCCCGCCAACCATGGTGGTCGAAAGCGGCGGCATCACGCCCGAGGGGCAGCGCAAGGCGCATGTCTGGTGGAAGCTGACCGAGCCTGTCGAGGGCAGCGACATCACGCGCCTGACCCGCCTGCGCGGCGAAATTGCCGCGAAAGTTGGCGGCGATATGCATTTCCGCTCGGCGCATCAGCCCATCCGGGTTGCTGGCTCGGTCTATTACAAGAACAACCTCAAGACCCAAGTCCAGATTGTCGAATTCAACCCGGACCGCGAACGCGATCTGGGCGAGTTCATCGAGGCCGTGGCCGACATGCCGCCCGCGCCGGGCGTCAATCTCGCGCCAGATTTCACCGCGCCGGACAAGCCGCGCGTGAATGAGGTGCTGGTCACGCCAGTGCGCGAGGGCGGTCAGGATGACTGGTCTCGCTTCGAGGGGGCATCAGCCGCGATCGGATATTTCATCCGTATGGTCCATGAAGGGCGGCTGTCAAAGGACGAGGGCTGGGCAGCCATCTGCGGCTACAATGCCGCCATGCTGCGGCCCCAGTGGCCGGTGGAACGGCTGAAGCGCGAGTCCGAGCGGCTCTGGGCCATCCACGTTGAAAAGCATGGACCACCTGTTATCCGTCTCGACAGCGCGGCCCCGGCGCCTGACGAAATTCCCACCTTCACGCTTGGCGCGCTCCTGGATGACACAAGCCCGATGCCGGCGGATATCATTGCGCCGCGCGTGCTGACGCCGGGTGGGTTGTTGGTGTTGGGCGGTGCGCCGAAAGTGGGCAAGAGCGACCTGCTGATCAGCTGGCTTGTGCATATGGCGGCAGGGCAGCCCTTCCTCGGCTTCACGCCACCACGCCCGCTGCGGATCTTCTATCTGCAGGCGGAGATCCAGTATCATTATCTGCGCGAGCGCATGCAGCAGATCAGCCTGCCGCCGCGTCTCTTGGCGGCTGCCCGAGACAATCTGGTGGCCACGCCCAAGCTGAAAATGCTGCTTGATACTGAGGGCAGTGTCCATGTGGCCCAGGCCATCCGGCGCGCTTTTCCTGCCGAGCCCGTGGACATCATCTGCGTCGACCCGATCAGGAACCTCTTTGATGGCGGTCCTGACGGCGGCGGTGAAAACGACAACACCGCAATGATGTTCTTCCTCAAGGACCGCGTCGAGGTTCTGCGCGATCACATCAACCCCGACTGTGGAGTAGTCTTGGTCCATCACACCAAGAAGCTCAGCAAGCAGCAGGTCAAGGATGACCCGTTTCTGGCCCTCTCCGGCGCCAGCGCGCTGCGCGGCTTCTACACCTCAGGTCTAATCCTGCACCGTCCTGATGAGGACAGCCCCCAGCGTAAGCTGGAAATCGAGCTGCGCAATGGCCCCGCACTGGACCCCAAGCACATCGACAAGGTCAAGGGCGAATGGGTCGAGATCAACGCGATGAACGAGCGGCTGGTCCGTCAGGAGGTCGGGGCGAAGCACGATGCCGAACGTGATCGCAAAGGCGATGTCATCTGCGGCCTTTTGCACGAGGAAGCCCTTCAGGGTCGGATGTACACCATGACCTTGTTTGCCGAGACCTTCGAGAACACCGCAGGGTTGGGCGGGCAATCGATCATCCGCGAACGGCTGAACGTGCTGACCACGAAAGGCTACGTGAAGTTCGTCCGCGGGGCCGCCGCGACGGCGCTGGAGCTCGCCACCGAACGCAGCAAATACGGCTATCTCTGCGTCGAGGCCATGCGTCTTGCGACCATTCGGGAGCATGTCGATCTCGATACCGGGGAGATCACATCTGATCTGATTGATGTGCTCCCCAGCCATTACAAATGCCCCCAGACCGGCGCTGTTCTGCCCGTCGAAAACCCGTCTGTGTGGGTCTATCGCGACACGGAGGAGGCACGATGAAACACGCTATTCTGCCTTCCAAAATCTGGGGTCCAATTTCCGAAATCTGGCCAGATTTTGCAAAATCTGCCTCCCGTGCAAAATCTGGAATCTGGCTTTTCATATTATTTTTCAGTGGGTTGGGCAACCTTTACCAGATTTTGGAGAGGGGGTTGCGAAATCTGCTCCAAAATCTGGAAATCCTCAATGAAATCAGTGGCCTGTGCCAGATTTCAGATTTCAGAAAAATCCCCCCTAAAGGGGTAGGTGACCTCCCCGCTGTAGGCGGGGGAGGCCACCACCTACCCCTGGGCCATCATCTCGGACCGGAGTTCCGGCCCGCGAACAATCCGACGACGGCGGCCGGTACCGCCAAGCATCAACCGCCGTCGTCTTCCACCCCAAGCAGCCAACCAGAAGAGGAGACCACTCATGGCTGATACGACTCTGTCCGGCATCGACGCCGGCGCAACCCCGAAAATACCACCGCCCGATCGTCGTCGGACAAACCTTGCGCTCGACCTCGGCACGACCACCGGCTGGGCCCTGCGCGGCTTCGGCGGCCTGATCACCAGCGGTACGGCCAGCTTCAAACCTGGCCGCTATGATGGCGGCGGCATGCGCTATCTCCGCTTCACCA